CACTTCGTATGTCAATGCACCAATGGTGTAGGGTGTTCGGCCTTCCCGCGGTTTTGTTTGATGTTGATACATCATCATACAATAACTATCAAAACGCAATGCGTGATCTCATTACCAACACAATTATTCCGATGTGTTGCCAACTTCGTGATGAGTTAAATAAATTCCTCGTTCCTCGGTACGGAGAGGATGTATTTATTGACTTTGATATAACGGCGTTACCCGAAATGCAACAAGACATGGAGAGAATGGTTCGTTCACTTCGTGATGCCAATTGGTTGACGTTTGATGAGAAGCGCGTAGCAATGAATTACCAAGAGAAAGAGGGTGCATTTGAGTACGCATATATTAACCAAGGTCTAATACCAATAGAACAAGCGGTAATGGACTTGACTATCCCACCAAGCGAAAATATTGAAGATGGCATGGATAATGGAATGGATAACATCTCAAACAACAGACGAGGAGATAACGCAGAACGTGATGACGAAGTATCCCAAGCAGAGGAGCGAGCGGAATTGCGAGCGAGAAGCGAAGATGATGACATCATTGAGGATAGCATATAAACAAAGATGCATAGATGAACGCGAAGCAAAGAGGAGAATACTTTCGGAAGGTTGAAATGTTGCGTAGGCAACTTGATACTAAATACTATAATAAGTTCAAAGAATCCATTACAAAGCAATTCAATAACTTTGCTAATAGGATACAAAGAAATGGAGTGGCGGCGGCGAGAGCGCAATTAGGATTGGATTTGTGGGAGAAAGATTTAATAAAGCTCTTTGAATCGTTATATAAGGAATCCGCGGTACTTTTTGGCAATAGTGTATATCGTGCTTTAAAGATTGAGGCTAACCGCAAAGCAATGACTTTTGGCTTTAATAGAGAATGGACAGATCAAATGATGGACTTTCTCATGGCGCAAGGATTTGTTTTGGTTAGCGATATTACAAGCACTACAAAAAAGAAATTATTATCTATTGTTCAAAAAGGAATAGACGAGGGATTAAGCGTTGATGAAATTGTGAGAATTATAAAAAGCGATGAGCAATTAGCTTACGCGGCTTTTAGAGCTAGACGAATAGTAAGAACGGAAGTGATGAGGTCTAGCAATATGGCAAGCATGATGGCCGCCGATAAGCATGATTTTTACGTTGACAAGCAATGGATAAGTGCGAGAGACAATAGAACGAGAAGAATACCGCGTGATCAATTTGATCATGTTGAGCTTGATGGAGCAATTGTGAGATATGACGAGACTTTTAACGAGACTGGTAAGGATGGCGAGCCAGTTGCAGCAATGCAACCAGGCGATATAAGCGCACCTCCAGGATTTACTATTAATTGCCGTTGTACGGTGGCTTTTATACCTAGAAGAGACCGCAATGGGAATTTACTACTAAAACCAAAATTAAACGAAGCAACAATTTACTAATATGCCTATATATGCTTGCGAAAATGGGAAATTTAGAATAGGAGAAGGTGAGTGCATATACACATCACGTGATAGTGCGGAGCGTGCGTATGCGGCTTATTTGGCTCAAGAAAATAATAATAAAAAAAGCATGATATACAATTACAAATCATTTAACCTAGAGGTTAAAGATGTTGATACAAAGCAAGGAGTAGTAACTGGATATTTTTCCGCATTTGGTAACGTAGATAGCGATGGCGATATTATGATGCCAGGCGCATTTAAAAGATCAATCCAAGATTGGGGGCCAGAAGGGAAAGGGAGAATTAAGCATCTATTAAACCATGATCCATCTAAACCACTTGGTAAAATACAAGTGCTTAAAGAAGATGAGTATGGACTTTATTACGAAAGTAAAGTTGGTAAACATAATTTAGGTCAAGATTATATTAAGATGATTGAGAGTGGGCTTATTGCCGAACACTCAATCGGATTTAAAACATTAAGAGAGCAAAAAAGTGGAGATGCAAACCAAATCCATGAGGTAATGCTTTTTGAAGGTTCAAGCCTTACCGCGTGGGGAGCAAACGAAGCGACTCCATTATTAGGCATGAAGAATATGAATAACATTGAGCAAATACAAGATCAAATCAAATCTTTTGAGAAATTTATCCGCAATAGTGATGTAACGGATGAGACAATTGATTTGTGTATGTTAAAAGTGAAACAACTCGCTGAACTGATTGAACGTATGAGTAGCACAAAGGCAGTTGATGAGACACCTTTGCAGCAAAAAGAAGAAGAGGTTCCAGTTGAGTCTTTAATAAATATTATAAACAAATTTTAAATTAACAAAATGAGCGACATTAAATCATTCGAAGCTGCTCTTGAGGCTAAAATGGCCGAGCAGAAAGCTGAAGTAGCTCTCGCAACTGAGAAAGCTGCTAAAGCATTTGAAAGCAAAGTTGAGGAAATCAACGAGCAAATTGCTAAGAACAACAAGACAATTGCTGAAGCAAGAGAAGAAGTTCTTTCTGCTAAAGCTGCATTTGGTAAAATCTCTGCTGCTGAAGAGAAGAATGTAGCTCAATCTTACAATGAGCATATCTCTGAAATCAAATCTGCGATCGGAGATGCAATCGTTAAGGGTTATTCTTCTATCAAAGAAGCTGCAAGAACAAACGGTAAAGGTTTCAATTTTGAACTTGACCTTAAAGCAGTTGGTGTAATGACCGAAGGTGCTAACCTTACTGGTAATCCTTACACTTCTTATATCAATTCTCCAGCTTTACGTTCTTTCGTAAACCCACACTTGAGAAGCGTATTTAACATCATTCCAGTTTCAACTGGTTCAGTATCTTTCCCTAAAGGAAATACTCCAGTAGGTGAAGGTTCTTTCGGTAAGCAAACTGAAGGTTCTGGTAAAGCACAATTGGATTACGATGTAACAGTTGTAAACAAAGTGTTGCAATTCATAGCTGGTTATGTAAAGGTATCTCGCCAAATGGTTGACGATCTTCCTTTCTTGAATAGCTATTTGCAACAATCTTTGATCGAAGATTTCCAAAGAGCTGAAGATACATATTACTTGAATGACTTGGCTTCTGGCGCAACAGTTGGTTCTTCTTCTGGTGCTAATACTGCCGAGAAATTCGTAGATTATGTGGCTCAATTGGGCGCACTTAACTGGCAGCCAAACTTGATCCTTACCACATTTGCTGGTTGGAGCAACGTATTGAAATCCGTTCCTTCTGGTGGTTCTTACTCTGTTCCTGGTGGTATCACAATTGATGCTCAAGGTAACATCAGAATGATGGGTATTCCAGTTATTCCACATAGCTTGGTTACTGCGTCTAAGGCTTATGTTCTTGACACAACTAAGTTTTCTATTGCTCAACAGAGCGGACTTGCAGTTCGTTCTACAGAGTTCGACCAAGACGATTTCGTGAAGAACTTAATTACGTTCAGATGCGAAGCACGTTGCGACCTCATGAGCTTCCAGCCTACAGCTTGTTTGTATGGCAACATCTAAGATTTATTAATCTTAAATATTGGGAGTCCCGTAAGACTCCCTTTTTTTTACTATGCCTTATTCATACAATTACTTTAAAGATGATTTTAGAGATCATCTTATAAAAAATTTCTCATCCGATATTAAAATATTGGATGTCGGCCCAGGTTCGGGTAGCTATTACGATTTGCTTTGCAAAGATTTTACAAATATTGATGCGGTTGAGGTTTACGAGCCTTACATAGATCAATTTAATTTAAGAGATAAGTATAAAAACGTTTACAATCAAGATATACTAGAGTTTAATTATAACTCTTACAACTATTTAATACTTGGGGATGTACTAGAGCATTTGAGCATAAATGATGCACAAAACTTACTTGCAGATTTAACATTTAAAAATATATATTCCATGGTTGCAATACCTTATGAAATGGAGCAAGATGCAGTAGGAGGCAATATATACGAAATACATAAACAATCTGATTTAACAATATATAACTTTACTGAAAAATATCCATTGATGAGATCATTCAAATTTAATGGTTATTATGGCTTATACTTAAATTATAATTTTATATGAATATAGTTTGCTCAATACATCTTTATCCTCCGCAGCACAATTGCGGTGCAGAATGGATGTTACATCACATTAACAAAGATTTGATTAGCAAAGGACACAATGTAAGAGTGCTTTTGCATCAAGCCAATCATTATAAGATTAAAAATAATTATGTGTTTGATGGCGTGGATGTTTTCCCACCAAGCGATAACGTAATAGATAATTTGATGCGTTGGAGTAATGCCGTAATTACGCATTTGGACTATACTAGATGGACAATTAGTGCGGCTAAACTTTATAGAAAACCCGTTTTTCATTTAATACATAATAGCCATCCTTACCCCGAAATCATTGACGCAAACACCAATCAACACGTTGTGTATAACTCTTTTTGGCTAAAAGAGAAATTGCAATATAATTGGGATAACTTTATACTAACGCCTCCCGTTGACTATCGATACTACGATCTAAAGATTGACCCCGCGAAGAATGAATATATTACTCTAATTAACACCAACGAGAACAAAGGCGGTAAGATATTTGAACAAATTGCTCGTGCATTGCCAAATAAGCGGTTTTTAGGCGTTTTAGGGAGTTATGATCCTCAAATGGATGCTAACCTTCCAAATTTAAAATTAGTGCCTAATACACCCGATATTGCGCAATACTACAAGCAAACTAGGATACTATTAATGCCAAGTGATTACGAGAGTTGGGGAAGAACGGCAACCGAGGCTTATTGCTCTGGGATTCCAGTTATAAGCACAATGGCCGAAGGACTCGTAGAGAATTGCGGAAAGGCTGGCATATTCATAAAAGATAGGAATGATATTAAAAGCTGGGTTAAGGCAATTACTGAACTGGATGATGCCAAAAAATATAGTGAGGCATCCAAAAAAGCAAAAGAGAGATCAAGAGAGCATGATCCGAGAAAAACGCTTGATGAATTTGAGGTCTGGTTCCGAGAAATGGTTAATAAATATAAGTAAGTATGGCGATATATATAAACGGGATAACGGTACTCGCTGATGGCGTAGTAGAGCCGGTTTCCCTACCCGATGCTAAAGATTGGATGAAAATAGATTATAATGATGAGGATGGGCTTATAAAAGATTTGATTAGTGCATCTAGGGTACATTTAGAGAAAATAAGCGGTGTGGCTTTGGTAAATAAGTTATTGAAAGTTAATCTACAAACTACGGGAATAGCTCCAGGTGTTTGGATGATTGATTTACCTTATAGCCCTTTATTATGTGTTGATAGTGTAGCCATTAAAACTGGTATAAATACTTACACTACTTTGGTAAAAAATGAGGATTATGAAGTAATTGGTGGGAAATTATGGTTATATTCACAAGGGATTTTTAACGTTCAATATCAGTGCGGTTATGGCTCAATTCCAGAGGACTTGGCAAATGATATACTTGCTTTGACTTCATGGCAATTTGAGAATAGAGGCAAAAAGATGAACGCTGACAAATCCTCTTTACTTAGCCAATATCCTAATTGGGATGGCCTTAACTATCATCAATACAAAAAAGTATTTATAGTATAATGCCGAGTGGATTCCGTTTAGAAGTTAATGATTATAAGTTCAACAAAATGCTTACCAAGCTCAAGCAAACGGTTGACGAAACGAGCGCAACGGTTGATCGTGAGTTAGCGGCTAGCGGTGAGGACATGGTCAGAAGTGCCAAGAATATATTATCTAGTAGGGGTGCGGTTGATACGGGTAGGCTACTAAATAGCATATCCTTTAAAAAGGATCAATTCCTTAGTTATCAATTTGTTGCACAGACTGACTATGCGGCTTATATTGAGTTTGGTACTGGCGATTTATTTGTAAATCCAGAGAAACAAGGTTGGGTACAATTAGCAGAACAATTTAGAGGTAAAAACATTAAAAAGGTTAATTTACCGCCTAGGCCTTATATGCGTCCAAGTATTTTGGCTTATTGGCCTATATACCAAAAGCGAGTTAGGGACTTTTTAAGAAAGAAAAGACAAGCGTAATGAAGGATAGTGCAAATAACGTAAGGAATATATATGTAAACGCTTTGAACGGCAACATTACTTACAATGGTAAGAATGTACCAGTTTATGGGCAACCTCCATTTGTAACTACTCCAGATAGGTATGTAATTATAAATAATATAGTAGAAGTAGCTAATAATACCAATGATAGCTTTGACAATGAGGTTGAGGTAACAAGAGAGATTTATAGCGAGCAAAACAAGAATAACAACGTAAGCCAGGTTGACAATATTGCGGGTCAAATCCTTAATATTTTGATTCCAGATACGAAAATCAATGGGTTTAGTGATACTGACTTTTACGTATTCCCGATGGCTCGAACAAGTTCAAATTATTTACCTTTGTGGGAAGGGGATAATTATATAGCAAGAAAAGTAATAACAATTAGAAATCTAGTAAATCAAAAATAAACAAAAATGGCAAAAATTCAAGGTTCTACCCAAAGCGTAGATATTAGCACAGACAATGGTTCTACTTGGAAATCGCTTATTTGCTTGCGCACTTCAAGCGTAAACGGTACAGTTGATTCAACCGTAGAACAAACAAACTGCGGAACTTTCACATCTATTGGTAAGCCCAATATGACTGTTGATTTTGATGCAATTTGTGAAACCGCTCCTGGAGGTTCAGAGGTTAGTTACTCATCTTTATTGGGTTACTTTAACGCAGGTACTCAAATTGCGGTAAGAGTTCAAAGTCCAGTTTTTTCTGGATCAAGTGCTGGTGCTGCATATTATCAATCATTTGATGGTTACATCACTTCTTTAACTCTTAATCAATCAACTACTGAATTTATCAATTTCTCTGGTACAATTTCATCAAACGGACTTATTGATATTACTGCATAATTATGAACTACACTACTATTACTATTAACAACGAAACTATTGGACTAAAATTTGGGATGGCGTCTTTTAGATACCTTCAAGACAAATTCTCAAAAGACAAGACATTTGATATATCA